GTCCAGCGTCAAGTTCTTCTCGTAAAGCCCATTCGCTACGGCGCCGGGGTCGGAACCACCGTGACCGGGATCAATGAAGATGCGCACCATGTTCGATCACCCCTTCACCACGTGTTTAGCCGTTGACCAAAGACCGGCCGCGCTCAATCCAGCCACAAGGCCGCTTACCGCGGCCGTGACTGCCGGTGAATCAGCAAAGACGTAGGCCAAGACTCCTCCCACAACCCCAAGCACCACCGCGAGAACACCTGCATATCGCGACGGAAATCCCACCCCCTTCGCCAGCTCCANTAGCGCCACGATCAGGCCAATTGCCGGAACTCCCCACCACGTGACGTCCATAAGAACCCCCTCCCTACCTCAAGAGGTTTAGGCCAATGCCAACAAGCGCAATAATCCAACCACCCCACTCACGGACGGCGCGCCCTACCGACGCTCTCCCGACGGCCTGCTGCTCAATGGCATGTACCCGCATGATCACTCCCTCAAGGTCCGCTCGCAGGTTGTTGTAGCGACGGATGGCCTCCTGGGTCGCGCGGAGATCACTTCTCAGCGAGATGATCTCACCTTGCAGGTGCTGGATCATCTCGAAGAGGTCACGGTTGGAATACCACTCATTCGGGCTGTTTGGGGTCATCGTGTCGCCCCCTTTGTCTTACTTTGGCGGCGCATGGTCCACCAGCATAGACCACAGTTGCGGGTCCTCCTGCCCGATGTTCCACATGCCGACGCCGCGCACGCCATAGTCGTAGGCGGCGATGTCGGCCAGGCGGAGGATCGTCTCGGCGTCGGGAAAGTAGACAATGCTGAACCCGTCGGCGTCCCCCAGGTACACCCTCGAGAGCCAAACCCCGACGTCAAGCATTTTCACGGTCACCGGGTAGTCGCCGGGCCCCGCAAGGGTAAACACCTGCGAATGCAGGAAGTCCNACTCGGCGCTGATGTCCTTCGGCATGCCGTCGGCTCCGTCGGAACGGGTGTCGTACTCCTCCCCGCTGTCGAGGCGGAAGAAACCCCAATAGTTGTCCCACGTGACGCCGGACCGTGGAATGCGGCCGAGCACCTGCTTTGCGCCGCCCGGCAAGGTCACCTCCACGGCCTCCTGCGGCATGTACCAGTACGAATCACCGGCAACGAGGAGGTCGGTGGTCATGGACGCATCCGACTTGATCCCGAAGTCCGATGCGCCGGGGTTACCGATGGTGGCGGTCAGCACCTTGCTCGTGCCGAAGTAGCACGCCGCCTCGCTCCCGCGCACGCGCATGCGGATGCTGTACGTCTTGCCGGTCCCGACGCCCGCGTTGTAACTGCCCACGAGGCTCGTTCCCTGATATAGCTCCAGGCGGCCCGTTGTCGTGTTCACGCACCACCACAGGTTTCCGAACACCACGCCCGCGCGTCCGTTGCCGTTCAACTTCACGTTGGCCCGAACCGTGACGTCTCGGAATCCGGCGTAGTTGATCCGAAACTCCCCGCTCCCCGTCACCCAGCTATACGGGCGACTGCTCGTGTCGTTCGGGTCCTTGCTTACCGACCACGAGCCGGACACCACGCGGTAGTAGGACGACGGCAGGGCACCAGCTGCCCAGTCGCGGAAGTCGTCGTACCAGATGGTGGCGTGATCCGGCGGCCGGCGCAACACCTCGAGCGTCACCTTGAACCTGTTCTGGTACGGCCACGCCGGTTGCCGGTTCACGTCCAGGAACTGGCGCGGCCGCACCGTGAAGGAGGCTTCGCCGGCGTAGAACTCGTCCACGAATTGCGAGCAGACGATGATACGGGTGAGGACCGTCCCGTATTGGCTCCCCTCCCCGAACAGCTCCAGCGTGTGAGGTCCGGCGGCCAAACTCAGCCGCGCCATGCGGATGTAGTGCGGCCTCCGGTGGTACGGGTACCATTGCGGCTTGTTCCCGACGTAGTAGTCCACCCCGTCCAACCGCATGTGCAGGAGCTGCTTGTCCCACCATGGGAAGTTAACGCGCAACACCACGTCATACGTACCGGATGACGGGATGTTCAGTACCCATTTGACGTAGCCTTCCTCCTCCGTCACCGACTCCCCTGTGTTCGGGTCGGTAGTGGTCGCCGGTTTCCGTGGCGAGACCGCGCCGCTTGTCTCGTCGATGATGAGCGCCCCGCTGTGCTCGTCGGTGTCGGATGCCGGCCGGTCAATGATCTTGCCCACGAAGTCCGCCTTCTGCGTCTTCGAGTAGCACGTCAGAAAAGGCCGGTCGTACTGACCGGCCACCGTCGGATATTCGCGGCTATCCTCTTCCCCGGCCCCGGGGTAGTCGTAAATGTGCAAATATACAATGTTGTGGAAGTCCTGGGTTTCATAAAAAGCGGCGAACGGGATGTATTTTTGGGTTTCGGCCCCGCCACGGTACTGGTCGGTGTGACTCAGCTTGCCCAGCATCCAGTCGAGAAACGGTTCAAAAGCGCCGCCGTATCCCCGATATTGCCGCCCGAGATTGACTGGATAATCGTAAATCTGCCAGCGATGACCGTAGGCCGGAACGCCCATAAACACCTGGTTCGGATCAAACGCGCTCGTCGCGTATGTCATCACGCGCCGTAACCAGGCTACGGGCGTCGTCGATCCTGGTGCAGAACCACTCCAAGCAAAGTTGTATGTCATGATTTGCACCGTGTCGGCCAGGTCCCGCAATCGCTCATAGGCGCACCACTTTTCGGGACCGACGGTGAGATAGGGTCCCTCCATCGGAGGCAGGTCCAAATGGACGTGGGGGTTCCCCGGGCGACTCTTCACTTCGGTGTAAATCCGCTGGTACAGGGCATAGATTTGTTCTCTCAGATCGTTGGGGCCATGCTCCAGGTCGATGTCCACACCGTCGGCCCAATAGTATAAGTCAAGCAAGCGATGAATCTCGCTAATAAACTTGTCTTGCGCCGCCTGATTGGTGAGCAGGGACCGAAAGATCGACTCAAAGCCGTCGTTTCTGACCGTCAGAAGCCAGCGGATGTGGGGCCACTCCTGCGCAACCTCGTAGGCGTTAGCCGGCAGACTGTCGGTGATCGTGCCGTCGGAGTTGATGCGGAAAAAGAAGAGGCCCACTTGAGATATTTTGTTGCCGTATTTGCGAATCGTCTCTAAGTGCGCTGCCGTCATCGGCCAAACCATGAATTCGCGGTGCGCCGTCGCCAGCGTCACATCCGCTCACCCCCGATACCCTTCAGCCAGGTGTCCACCTCGCAAAGGAGATAGCCCGAGCCTATGGGCTTTGCGGTGGTTGTTCCGGTGATCGGGTCGGTTGTTTCCGTGGATGGATCAATCATCTCCACGTTGAACCGACCGAACCCCGCCGGGATGGTGTGGTAGAACCCGGAATAGTTGCGCGTGTCCCGGCCATTGACCTGCACCTTTCGACGGCTGGCCCAGAAACGGAACTCGTCGCCGGCCTTCAGCGGCTCGTTCAGCTGGAACGTGCGCGTGCGGTACTGGTGGCTAAACCGAAGGGCACCGCTCGGCAGGGCTTGCGTCGGCCAGAACGTGAAGTCCATGCCGCCGGTCACGCGGTCGGTGATGTCCGTCTCTTCGGACACCGAGGCGCGGTTTGGGACGGCAATGATCTTGGCCCCGCGCACCACCACGTTGAAATGGCGGTACTGGATCGGGTTGCCGCTCGCGTCCCGCTCGCGCTTGAGCATCTCTTGGGCGGCCGGCACGTGACCGGTGGCCCACCGTCCCTCTTGGAACGTGAGGTCAGTGAACCAGAAAGTGCCCTGCATGTCCTCGACTACCAGCCGCACTTCGATCGACGAAACCTTTTTCCCCTCGGCTGTCTCGACGGTCGCTAGGTAGCGCTCGAACGCCACGGCGCATCACCCGTCGAACGACCAGCGGATTTCGCTCGGGTGGCCCGTCCAGACGGTGGCGATGGTCCCGCCCTGAAGCATGATGTCGGTGATGACCACTTCGCCGATGGCATCCTCGACCACGAATTTCACCTCGATTGCCTTCACCTTGCCGCCGCCGGTTTGGATGACCATGCTTTTCGTTTCCACAGCTCCCGCCTCCTTAGATGAGGCTCAGGAACTTGGTCTCGCTCGATCCATCCTCGTACCGGATGACAACCTCCACCCCGACGCGGCCGTTCGGGCCTTTCACGACGTTCTGCGTCTGCACCCGGAAGGAGAGCGTATAGGCGTCGCGGTGGCTGGGCCATACCGTTTGGGACAGCGTCTTCGCTACCCCGAATTGGCCAACGCATTTGAAGCTGGCGGGGCCGGAATAGCCTTTAGTGTTGTCAATCTCCCACCCGTTGTTGACCCAATAGGCGAGCCCGTCGTCGGCCCTGGAGTTCAGGAGGTAATTGAACACCATGAGTTCCAGCATGTCCTGCCGGTCCACGGCGTCCGCCGACTGGAGGACCGCGTTCGTCTCGCTGACAGTCTCCAGCAGGTTGGTCAGGGTAGGCGTCCGGCTGGACAACTCGAGTTCCGTTTGCCATGGTTCGGCGACGTTGTAAGCC